CGCAACGCAAAAGTCAATCATGAAAGAGCTTGACTCGATCTCCCAAATGGAAGATTTCGAGAACATGCTTGAGATCGACTTCCAGCTGAGCAAAAAGGGCTCAGGCCTGCTGACTGAGTACACGTTGCGCCCCGTACCCCGCAAGAAAGGCGCCCAAGAGCACATCGACGCAGCCTGGCTGGAGGCCAAATCCGAAGGCTTCGACATCAGCCGCCTTCTCAGTGGTGGCAACCCTTTCAAGGCCGCCTGATACGAACAATGCCCCCTTTACCGGGGGCTTTTTACTGGTATTATGAATCTGGGAAAGTGTATTCAAGTGCCTTCAAACACACAAGACGCCTTAGCAGCACTAAGAAAATGGCGACTGGAACAGGACAACTCTGGTCCATTCCGCGTCTACCGAGACTCAAAAGGCACTGTCTACCACTCAGTCACCCACATTCTCAAGGAAACCAGCGACACCACAGGACTGGAACGCTGGGCAGCCCGCCTCGGCGAAGCCGAAGCCACCCAACAAAGGGACATAGCAGCAAAACGCGGCAGCCTGGCCCATTCACAAGCGGAGTACCTCCTCAAAACCGCCCAACAACTGGCACGTAACACCGCAAACAAGCGCAACGCCATTCACTGGGACAACCAAGGTTTAGCCCGCATCCCACCACCTATCACAAAGTGGGCACTCAACAAAGTCCGCCCCAACGTCCCCCGAGTTGGCTGGAGCGCTTCAGGTTACGCCCGCGGCCTCTCCGACTGGATCACCGAGAACGTAACCGAGATATTCGCCTCGGAATTTTCCATTCATCACCCCGCCGGCTTCGCTGGAACATGTGACGCCTTAATCGGCCTCAAAAACAATACGCTTGTACTAGCCGACTGGAAGACCAGCGTAAACCGCAAAACGGCCATTCATAACGGCCTGGAACGCCTTCCAGCCAACAACTCGTACCTTGCCCAGTGTGGCGCCTATTCACTGGGCTTAAAGCACCTCACAGGCCTCTCTCCGACTGGAGCAGCAGTGGTACTAGCCCGCCGCTGTGGCCGCCCCAACGTGCACTACATGAACGAGGACGAGCTGGTACAAGCCGAAGACAACTTCCTGGAACGCGTCCGCATCTACTTCGAAAACCGCCATTCATAGGCAAAAACGCCATTCATAATGTGTAAATCTGCCATTCATAGTGATGCTTGGAGCACTACTAATCTGCGCCGGCATTCTTGTTGCCCTCTACGGTTTATCACTGGTACTGCCTGACAAGGAACCCGACGGCACCACAAGACCCGGCCTAAAACGCAAGCGCTAGCCTGGCACACCTGCTGAGTCTCACTGGTACACATGCTGAGTCTCACTGGCACAGATGTTGAGTCCTATGATCAGTCTCGTGAGTCTCACTCACAGGCACAAAAAGGTGACCGATAGCTTGGAGCTACCGGCCAGCCTGGGTCACCACCTAGGCAAAAGTACCTAGCCTTCTGTGGTTGGTGCTGTTGCTTCGATCACATAGACAGGCCTACCCAGCAGGTCGGGCAGGTCTAAGCGCTGGAGTGTTACCAGTCCCCGCCGCTCGAGGCCTTTTGCTGACTGGAACGATTTGCAGTCTGTCGGCAGAATGCGGCGGCCGCTTTTGCGCACCGCTGCCAGTAGGTTGCGCTGGCGCGTTCTGAGTCCTGTTTGCATCGGAGAATAAGTGATTAGTTTTTCGGTGGTGCGGTGTTTGCGGTTTGGCTGGTGCGCTTTCTGCGGGATGGCTGGCGCTTGCCCTTGTTGGTGCGCGGCGCCTTTTGTTTCTCCACAGGTTCAACTTGGGGATTTTGTGGAAAACCCCCAGCGGCCAGAACCTGTTCAGCGGTGAGCGTCTGCTGGCTCATGCTGGCACGTTGCAGCACTTCCTCGAAAGCAGCGGCCTGGCGCAGCTGCTGTTGCCGCTTGTGTAGTTCCGGCAGAGTTTCTAGGTGCCAGCGGCTGGAGCCTATTTTGCTGGCGTCCGCGCGGTTCTCGCTGAGCCAAGCCAGGATCTCATCCCCACAAGGGTGGCTCTGCGCAAGCCAGAGCTTGTCGGCCCACTCAATAGCCAGCCGGCGTTTAGCCTCCCGGGCTTCTTCCCTGGAGCGCTTGCGTTCTCGCTGTGTTGCCCATTGTCCGCCGCTCATCAGTCCGCCTCGCTGTAAGCAGACTCGATGCGCTCGCTGCAGCAGTCGCACAGCAGCTCCGAATCTTCCCAATTAACGGTGATAGCCACAAGCTGCCAGCCGTCTGAACCTGTCGTGGTGCCGATGCTCTCCCGTTCTGTTTTGGCGCAACGATGGCAGCAGGTACCGCCATCGCTGAACACACCGAACAACGGGTAACCTCCTGGCCACGCGTAAGGGCTGGCGCTTAGCTGATCAGCGAGCCGGAGGCTTCTTGATTGTGTGGTCATGTTCCCTAAGGATTGGGCGAACCCTTACACAATACAGCCAAGGACAACCCCGCCAGCCGAAATGTTAAGTGATACAACACAGCGACAAAAGCGGCTGGCGCGTCCGGCACAATGGCCGAGTACCTAAACCCAGGGAACATGACCGTTATCCGAAAAACAGAAGCCTTTGGCACGTTTCGCGTAACGTACGAAACGGTTACGCAAGCGTCAGCAGAGCACGGTGATGCAGACCATCGCGGCTGGCTCGATTGGAGCGGCTGCCCTTGCGACGAATACTGGGAAAGCGAGTGGGACCTACGCGACCTAAGCGAGCGGCTGTCAGGTTGCTACGCAGAAGGTGACGGCGCCTCTGTGCCTAACTGGATCACACTCGATCCCCAGTCTGACTTCTGGCTCTCTCCCTTCTGGCGCGATCTTGCCGGAGAAGATGCCTTAAGCGTTACGGCATCTGTGCATCGGCCGGACTGGATCACAGATGCTAGCTGGCTAAGGGTCTGCAGAATGCTTGGCTGGCACTTTCGCTACTGACGGCAAGCCGTTTTCCTTTCTACACTCACACACGAGCAAACCCTACCAAGGCTCAAAACATGACAAAAACACTCACAGCACCTAAGACGATCGAGGCCTGGCTGCAGGCTTTGACTGGCGCAATGACAATCAGGCACCGCGCCGACGGTTCTTCTTTCTACGTATTGAGTGAGGCGGCCTACTGGCAACCGTTGCGGCAGCAGCTGCAGGATGTGGTGCTCGCAGCACACCGCGATGAGCTGCCGAATGACTGGCGCTACAGCATGGTGGAGAGCATCGCTCAAGCCTTGCTGGAATACAGCGAGCCGGATTCTCAACCGTGGACGGCTGAGCAGTATTGCGAGATTGCTTTCGATGTTGCCGATGCGCTGGCGTCCTATTCCACTTGCGAGCTGGCTGACTGGGTCAGCGATCATGCCAGCCGCGGTTTTTTTGACGATCCCTCGTTGGTGCAAGGCCTGGTCTGCGATATCCCGACAATGCTGCGCTGGCGCCAAACAGAAGAGATACAGCTGATGGTGCTGATACTGGTGAGCAGCCTTGCAGATCTGTTGGAATGCGCAAACGATCTTCTCACCGTGGAGGGCTGAGCGATGACAAACACTATTGTTTGGGACGTAGAACTTACCGATACTTTCGGTGGCGAGGCGAATTACAGCTGGGTACGGCGTGATCAGCTGGCACTGCCACAGGATGCCAGCCGCCGGCAGATCGTAAGGGCTGCCAAAGCTGCTTTAGGTCTGACCGGTTGCCGGTGCCGAACGTTCGAGCACGGTGAAGGTTTTGAGCTAAGACCTGCAGGCAGTTGCACGGTAGCTTTCGTTTTGCCGTCCTATTGACTGGCGCAACTGCTGACCGTACGGCCCGGCCTAGTTGCC